CAGTTGATTCAAAGACACCAGCCAACTCAACAGCACCACCCGCTGGGATAGATGCGATTGGAAGTTGACCTGCTGTGCCTAGCGTTTCTCCATTAAATGGATCAGTGCCTAGCTTGATTTTTGCAAGGTCATCAAATGATAGTGAGATGACGTGTGTGTATCCGGAAGTTCCGGCTTCGTTTACTGTTAATTGTGGCATAGTATTATATCTCCCTGGTTAATTATGAAGGATCAACGATCTTGCCGTGAGCGCCAGGGTGATATACACCGAGGGTCAAAGCGCAATCAACGAAACCACGCTCGCCACCACCAAGATTAGGAAGACGTGTGCTTCCCATTGGGATGAGTTCGTGAACACCATAGTACTCGGGGTTAACTAAGTAGCCCATCATGCCTGCTGTGCCAGCTTGAGTTGGCATACAGTCTGGGTTACCGTTAACGATAGAGACTACACCGTGATCGCTTTGATAGAGATCAACAGATAGCTTGATTTCACCGCTGTTGCCGTCGTAATTAACGGAACGATATACGGCATTGCTAGCACCAGATGTGCGAGCAAAGTCGCTGATGTCTGAGCGAAGCGTAGTATCGGCAATAAGCATGAGGTTGTTAGTTGAACCAGTAACTCCGAAAATGGAAGTGATTAAACCATTGAACTCTTCTTCGCTAAGAGTAGAACCAGCATCAACAACACTTGCAGCAGGTGTTTGGAACGCAGCAGGAACATTAGCGGAACCAGCGGCATTTTGAATCCAATCACCAAGACCACCAAGAGCGTTGGCTGTACCAGCACCGTTCTCAACAGCTTGAGTGTTAGCAGAAGCAAGAGTTGCTTCAATATCACGCTTTAGTTCACGGATAGCTTTAGCTTCAGCTTGAGCAATCTTAGCAGGACCTACGGAATCGACAGCTTCTTGCATATCAGATACCATGTAGTCACGGCGAAACTTTTGAACGCGGTTACCAAGCTTTGCACGACCAGCGAACTGGTCGGTGAAAGCTGTTACATCAGCACCTTCAGAAATACCGGCAGTGCTAGGAGCCGCAAGACTGTCAACTGTCCATTCAACGAATGTTGAGGAAGCTTTCTGCTTATCGGCGGAAGAAAGGATTGGAGTTTCTTCTGGAGCGAGGATAGTCAAGACATCAGTCAAGTCTTCGCGGTTAGAAACAGCCGATCCTGTATTTGTAGTGTCAAATGTATTTGAGAATGACATTGTATATTAATTTATCGGTTTTGTAATTGTAATGTTCTGAGAGTTACAAAATCACTCTTTGTGCCTGTTTTACTGAATCGATTCTTATATTCGTTTACTTTCTTGACCCTAGAATCTACCTTCCGTTCTGATTGAGCACCTGCACCAGTTGGTTGCTTGGGTGGATTCAATCGAGCGGATTGTTTGGATTCTGTAACTGGCTTGCGACCATACAAACTGTTAGCAGCATGAGCCATGATATATGGTAACTGTGCTGAAATTTCAGGTGCAACTGCACCCTCTAGTTCGGCAAAGCGTGGATCATTTATCATTGCCTCGTATTGCTTGCGAGTATCATTGTCTTCACCTTGTAGCCAGGACAATTCTTCTTGTGCTCTTTGTTCAAAAGCCCCCTTGAGTTGTTGGCCTTGCTCCTTGGCTTGCAAAACATTTAGTTGGGCAGGAAGAAACTTATCTCGGCTCTTACGCGCATTGAGCAAGCTCTTGCGTATATCAGCCTTGGTTAATTCCTTGCCTTCAACTTCAGTTACTACGTCGTCAGGACCATAACCATCAGCGTTGAACAATACATCTTCAGCCCACTCTACAATCCCATTTATTTCATCAGCTTTATCTTTAATCCCTTCTATAGTATCAATGTTACTATAGGGATTGTTTTTGATTTGCTGATTTCCTTTGAGCGGATTGCTAGAGTCTGCTTCCATGCTTGCACGTAGCTTTTGTAATTCTTCTTCAGCAGCTTTGCGTTGTGCGGTAAGTTTTCCAAACCGTTCAACAGCTTTACTGCCAAGCTTCTTACCAAGCTCGCTAAGGTCTTCCTCCGACATTTCATCGAGGTCAATCTGTGAAAGAACGTCTTCAGAAGTTACTTCAGACTCTGCTTCGGTTTCAGAACTCTCCTCTGATTCCTCTACAACTTCTTCTGTTTCTTCAGATTCATTGGATGCAACTTCCGCTTCCTCTACAACTTCTTCAGCCTGTTCGACTTCCTCTGTTGGTTCGGATGCTTGGTTAGCACCTAAGCGTCGAGCGGCAAGCTCGGACACTGATATGTTTGTTGCCACCGGATTTGTTGGCGACTCGGCGATGTCGCTTGAGTGATCTTCTGTCATAATTCGTCCATCCGTATACGCTGGATGATTGCGATAAATTTATTGTAACACCCTATGCAAGTTGTTGGCTATGACGAACACGAAGATCGTCCCAGTTTACCATCTTTAGAATGTCATCGTAGGCTATAATACGGCCACTCAACTGCTGTATTACTTCTGTAGATGCGTTTGCCATATCAGCAATAACTTCTTCGCGCGCCATCTCAATAGAGTAAATAAAACGAGCAAAAGCCTCGTAGTTAGCTAGAGTCTTAATATCTTCTTCCATAAATTATCTTGCTGGCGTTATTGCTAATGAGTGCATTCTGGCAGATTCTCTGCGCCTGTCAGCGTGAGGTTTACCTGGTCTTAAAAATATATTCATAAAATCATCAGAAAGCTGAATGGGATCAGTTTTTGACGCAAATGAATCTTGAAGTTTTTTTGCTCTTCCTGCCCCTAAAACATTTTGTTTGTTACCATAAATGTTTTCATAAGTATATCTAACCTGAGAATCAACACCATCTTGTAGCTGATTTTCTTTAAGAAACTCTTCATAAAAAGGACGATGAAAGTCAAACTGGAATAAACCATATCCATTGCCTCCTCTTTGTTTTTGCCTAAAATCAAAAGTTCCTCCAGTTTCTACATCAATATTACCTAATATAGCAGAAATTAAGGGAAAGTTTGAGCCAAAATATTTTTCTAAAGTTGACCCAACGTGCCTCATGTTAAGGTCTTTAACCGCTCTATCACTTAGCTCTTGTGCACGAACAGTTATAAAATCTCTTGGTGTTTTATTATCTGCCATTGCGTTATAGTTTAAGAATAGAAAACAAATGCTAGAGGTTTTGAGTATCCACCTCACCCATTTGGGCGGGGTTTGTGCCAATTCTACCAATCTGAGCATTCTGCATTTGCTGCATAGCAAACATATACTGACCTTGGTATTTCTCCATTCTAGCTCGGAATGCTTCATCTTGTTCTATTCTTTGCGCTACATCTGGCTGAGACACATATTGCTCAATAACTTGCAATGCAATCTGACCACCATTTGGACGAGCCGGCATTTCAATACCCGCAAAGATTTTTGTCAAGTCATCTGTAACCTGCTTAACAATCTGCTCTTGAGCTTCCTCTACTGGCTGCAATACTGCATCTGCAAGAGTTGGGTCAATGCTACTGGCTGCTACCTCAAGCAAACGATCAATGCTAATCCTGCCATTCATGTCTAACTGAGTCAATGAAACCAACTGGTTTAGTTTATTTTCTTGAGCTTCTGGGTCAGAGTTTAACACATCATAGTCAATCAAGATGTCAAAGTTTTCATCTGGATTACCCTTGTCAAATACCTGAGGGTCTGGGCTACCAGTAACTCGGAAGAAGATACTGTCTGGTCCAAACCTTTGGAAGCAACGATACGCTAGTTTTAGAACATCAGCACAGTGAGCCAAGAACTTGTCTACTAAGAACTGCCTACGCATCTGGCTAATAGGGTCTTGAAAATCTAGTCCTACCATTGCGTTGGCTTGACGTTCCATAGTTTGTTCCATTTCTAACGAGCCTTGATTGAAGTTTGGGGTAGGACCAAACTCAAACTCGCCCTTACGTCGGTATGGTATGTATCTACCGGGTCCCCAATCTTTAGGCGCATTGCCTACAGGGTGCATAATTGGTGGGAGCGTAGCCAGGCTGTTGCGGTCAATGCGAGAGTCTCGCTCTACCTTTACTTGTTGTTGAATGCCACGCAATACATCAGGAATAGTCTGTGTATCATACAAGCGTTTGCTGTCCTCCGATAGCTTTGTGACTACAACGGGGTAGTCTTCGTAGCCATTCATAAGACTAAACTTAGCATAGCTTGGAACTCCTAGTCCTTCGTTGCCATCAAAGTCCTTGTGTATAACAGTTTCGTAAATACCTTCAGAGCTATCTTCAGGATCAACCAAACGTTGATAGCAGTGAATAACCTCAATAAGTTCATCAGCTTCGTATGCAGAATCTGTAAGACTAATAGATCGACGACCCTCTTGTTCGCGCTCGATAGAGTCAATGTTTACTCCACGGTAATGCTCTATCATGTAGTCTACAAAAGCTTCGTCCCACCCGTCGGTAACAACTTTATTTTCTAATTCTTGCGCGGTGTAGTATGTGCGCCAGAAACAGTATGGAGAGCGTTGAGGGTCGGTAACATACGCTGGGAACATAAAGTCTCCGTCAGGTGCTAAAGTCTTTACGTCTGGAACATCAATTTGACGGCGAACTACCGGAAGCTCCGCGACTCCGCTTTTTCGTATTTCTTTGAGTGCTCTCTTGGCTTTGCGGTCTGTTACACCGTCAAAAGTTGTTTTTATAAGCTGAATAATCTGCTCATCATCGTTGCCTTCCAAGATGATTGCAGCAAGCTCTGGAGATATTTGAGCAATCTGATTGATGTCTAGAGTTTGAAGAAAGCGTCGGTCTTCTCTGTGCCATCCTACATAAGTAATCAACAAGCCACGCTCTAACATGTAGTTGGCTCCCAGTTCCATTTCTTGAGTAAATCTAGGAATGTAGCCACTAGACACCATCCATTTGAGGAAGTTGGATACTATCTTAGACCGAGAAATATCTCCCATCTCTACAGGGTAAGCCCTGATGTTGGCTCGCTTCATCGACGAGATAAACAATGACACTAGCTTAGTAACACGTTCATCAATAACGTGAGACTCCATGTCTGCCGCACCTTCCCACGGGAAAGCATCTGAACCATGCTTACGCAGGTCACGGCTCTTGCCTGGCCACTCGTTACGCCTGTCGTCATAGCTAGTACGACACAGATCAAAATAGGAGTCCAGTTCGTTTAAGGTTTGATTGTATGCTTGACGCAGAGCCTGAACACCTGGTTCTTTGCCGACGTAAGTTAGTTCCTCAGAAATTTTATCGCTTAACATTGGTAGCTATTAGTTTATCATATATATCAAATCTTTTTGATCCAATAATATTTAATTATGTTTCCTTCTTTTATTTCTTCAAAATAAATCATCTTGCCAATTAGTTTGCCTTGCATTCTTCTGGTAATCTTTACATTAACTTTGCAGAACTTTTCTCGGTGATGAACAGCAACATAC